TCATCTCTATGTTTTTCACGAGCAACAATGACATCAAATGGTCTGTCTTTTGGACCATTACTAATCGTAAAATATTCTGGCGCCCAAGTGAGAATATCTTTATTCTCGAATTTATCCCATAAAGTATATCCGCCGCCAATAAGAGCAAATGATGCGGTCACAACGCCGATACCTTTTGTGATATTTTCTATATCAGGTATGATCATTTAACACTTCCATCTTCTACGAGCTTGACGTAATCTGCTATTAGGATTTGCCGCAGCTTTTGGAAATTGTTTCATTTGGCCAGCACTACGGGCACAATATGATTTTCTTCTACCAGCTGCTTTACTTCCAGGCTTTACTTTACCGGTTACGGCAGTTTTAAGATTCCCGCCGGTTTTTCTATTATAGGCATCAACACCTTTTTGTGTCATACCCGCGCCCTTTTCGGTTGGTCGAAAATGGCCTTTAGAATCTGCACCAGTAAGTTTTTCTTCTAAATTTTCGTCTATAAATTGCTTAAATTTAATCATTTCCACAACCCACTTAAAGCCTTTCCAACCATTTTGCCTAGTATTCTATTTTTAACGCGACGAGCAACTTTGCCCTTTTTTACCGCTTGTACATCTCCTAGCACTTTGCCGGTTTTATACGCTGCCCTCCGAATTTTTCCAATGGTAAGTTTCTCATTCATTTTACGTGTACACTTATCGCAACCACAATTGTTTTCACAAGTCTCACCAGGCGTTACCTTTTTTGCTTTACGCGTGGCTTCAGGTGTTCCCCATTCTGGCTTATCACCCATGGTACCTTCTCTAAACTTATCCATTGATCTTTCGTTATCTTTCTTACGATTAATAAACCCTTTATATTTTGGATTTGGAACGCGTAAGTTTTTTAACTTCGGGTGTTGAACTGTAGGACGAACTGGTGTTCTTTCGTCTAGAGATTCATCTTTTTGAATAGACTTAGCAATATCATGTGCTTTGGTAATAGTTGATTTTTTCAATGGTGGTTTATCACCAGTTGATTTCATTGCTTGTGCCATACCAACTGCATATGGATTATCTACAGCTTCATCTTTAGTTTTTCTGTCAGCCATTGCAAGACCTGCCTTACGCTTACGCATAATATCATCTTGCTTATCCATCTCTTTATTTTTATATTTTCTACCAGTAGGAGATGCAGCAACTCTTGCAAATTTTTGAGCAGCACTATAGTTACTCTGTGAAGCTTTTTTAATATATTCTTTTCTTTTTTCCGGTGTATCCAATACTTCTGCTACAAAGTTTTCATCAACTTCCTTACCTTGAGCTTTTGCACGATACATTTTTTTCACGTCGTGTTTTGTTTTACGTTCGACGGATTTAATCATAGAAGGTTGTTTAATCAATTTACGAAGATGATTCTTTACTTGTCCTGGTGAATTACCTGACATAAAAAGAGCAGGAAGTCCTTCAACTTCTACTTTGAATGTCATTTCTTCATAAAAAGATTTAAACTTTTTCATTACTTTGCCTTTGACAGTTCTTTAACAGTAGACTCGACATTATAACCTAGCTTTTTAGCAACCTGATGTCTTAGTTTATCTCTTTCACCACCAGATGCAGTAGATGCATTGGGATGCCGGCGAAGATGATAATCGATATGAGAAGCAGCATTATCATGACTTGAATCTCTTGATTTACCTAACTTTTCAGCATCACTATGACCTAGATAGCTTTCATTCTTAGAATTATTTAAAAGATTTCTTGCTGCTTTACGAGCAAGGTGCCTAGCACGATTCTTAATAGGATTACCAAATTTGTCTTTGGTATCTTTTTGCATAGGTTTAGGATTATCAAATGGTGGCTTTTCTTTTTCCTGTGGCTTCATTTTTGACATAGCCTTCATGCTAAAGCTTGTACCACCATATCCTTCTTTGGTATTTGCTTCACCCATCGACTTGACCTTCTTACGAGTACCCATCACTGATTTTTTAGTATCACCTTTATCCAACATGCCATGCATATCAGCACCCGGATCTTCCTTACCGTGATAGCCTTGTGCTTTTCGCGGTGCTAGTTCGGGATGCGTTTTAGAGGTCTTAACCTTACCGCCTTTTGCTTTAAACGCTGCCATAGCTTTATTTAATTCATCGCGATCCATTTTTTCATCTATGGCTTTTTTACGTTTAGCGCCAGTTTCATCGTCTTTTTGGATAACATACCCAGGGCCACGGGAAACTGTTCTCCAAGCCTCTAATATTTTTTTGACATCCATGTTTTGTTCCCCTTATACTTCAGGTTTTGTATATCCATAACTAAGACTACGTGGGCGGCCGCGTGTTTTAGGTCGCTTATCAGCATCTGCTTTACGCATGGCCTTTGTATAATATCTTTCCGGATTTTTTCCTGTGGCATCTCTTTTTCTGTTAATTGCAGTCATTGCGTTATCTATGCCGTCTCGCCTATTTCCAATTCTACGTGAATCATCAGCATAAGCTTTTTTATAGCGTTGAAAATCAGGACTGCCGTGCTTTGCGGCTGATCCATGTTGTTTATAGAATGCATCTTGATATTTTTTTGTATTATATTGTTTTATTTGCTTATTAGCTTTTTTCATATAACTTTGATAGGTACCAATTTTTAATTCATCTAAACTTGTTTTCTCTGATGATTTCAGTTCAGATAAATGACTCAATCCTTCTCTGAGTTGGTCGAAAGTTTTCATTACTTTGTTTCCTTATTCTTTTTAACCGTATCACGCATACGGGCTCGATCCATCATTCTATCATGCCGCATTTTATCAGTCATTTTTTCTCTATCAATTCTTTTCTTTGCAACATCTGTATGATCAACAGCTTCGATATCTAGAGTTTTTGGATAATCCTTATCACCTGGTTTGGCTGGTTTTTCACCGCGTTTTCTTTTCTGGTTAATATTATACCATAAACCTTTTTTAGCGGTACGGCCATCTTTTGTTTTATGAGTATCCTTTGACTCAAAATTTTTAAATCTTTGCATGGTTCCCTCTTGCAAATCCTGTGTTGTTACGGTCATTTCATCGTCATATTGTTTTTCTGTAGAAAAATCTGCTACATCGAAAATAGGACTTTCTACTTCTTCACTAATTGACTGTGAGAATAATGCTGTCTCATATTCAGGCCGTTTCTCTTCGACTCTTTCTACTGAATCCAGCCATTTACGGTACTGATTACCAGATCCTTCGATAATAACATAATTAGATCCTAGTCTCTTGACCGTTCCGATCTCTCCGTTTTCTTTCATTACAACTTGATCACCAACATTAAAAAGTTTACCATTTACATATGATTCTCTCAAATCTGATACTGGTTCAAGTTGAATATGATTCTTAAATTCTTTTTCTTCTTTTAATCCTAGGCCTTTGCGAACACTATTGTAAATAAATTTAGCATCTGCATTGGAAATCACTTTTGGTAAACCTTGTGAAAATGAAGTAAAATCATTTTTATTGGCAGCTGCTCTCATTTTTGAAGCGGACATACCTTCTGCACCATCAGCATCCGGATCTCTTTCACCAGCTGAAATAGTTTGAATTCTTTCAAAGTTATAAAAACCATGTTTACCTTTTTTACCATTATATTTGTTAAGAAGAATATCAAATTCATTTATTCTATCCGAACCAACAACCATTACAACTCTTCTGAATCCTTCATTATATAATTTTGTCATGACATCAAATACGTTTTTGATTTTAGGATCCATAATAATCTGTCTTGCGTGTTTTGGAAACATTTTACGCGCAATCTTGATTTTTTCTTTATATTGTAATGGATTCTTTCCATTATCTTGTGATTGTGACAAATAAACTCTATATGGAAATGTTCTTGCATTTGCTGCAAGTTTTATTAAAAGTTTTTCATGGCCAATGGTAGGTGGATTCATTCTACCAAAAGTAAAATAAACAAGTTTAGTTTCTTCAACTAAAAATTTACTAAAAGAATTAATCATCCCTTTTTACGCTCAACTTCTCTTTTACGAACATCTTTATATATCCGTTTTGCTAAGAGCTTAATTCTTTTTTGCATTTGAGGTTTTTCTAATCTTTTTTCCAAATCTTGGCGGCGGGCAAATGATAATTCATCCTTTGAAGCACCCTTTGTAATCTTTTTAAGGATCATGGCTCGTGCTTGTTTAATTGCTCTTCTTTGCAAAACACTTTGGTTTGCCATTTTTCTTTTTGCACGTTCACGGCCAAGTTTTATCTTGGATTTAAACCTTTTAAACATTCTTTGTCTGGCAAGTCTTTGAGAAATATTAAGTGATTCATCAACTTCGGACTCAGTTGATTCACCAATAGGACCACCTTCACCAGAACTGCTTAACCTTTTGCGACGATATGCACGATAGTTTGTTAACTCATCTTCGCCTGGTTTGTATTGCGTTGTGTGAAGATCATTTAAATTGAGGGGATGTCCCTCTTTGAATATATCCTTAAAGCGAACGATTTTCGCCATTTTAGTTCCTTCCTGGTTTATCCCATCCCTTTAATATATCCGGTGAAAAGTTTGCGTATGAGAACTCCATACGGTCCACAATTTTCACTGCATCACCACCAAGTTTATCTATAGCCACATAACCTTCTTGGCCTGTGGTTTGATACCCATTATTTGTTTTCAAAAAAGTATCAACATTGCTTAATTTGTTAAGTATATTTATAAGTTTTAGTTTTGCTAAAACGATAGCCTTTTGTAAATCAAACATGTTTTGTAAAGATTTTTTATTTTCACTTGAAAAGAATTTTAATATTTCATTAAGTTTTGCTTGTTGAGATGCTTTACCGGCTGATGTAGATCTTTTATCTATTTCTTTTTGGTATTTTTGTTTGATATAACGAATGAGACCAGCCACGTGAGTACGCGTATTTTGAATAACTTCACCTTTACGTACAAAGGTATTATTATATGTTTCAATAATTTTAGCAAGTTCCTGATTCCCTTCTAATTCTCTTAAAGTTGAGCCGCTAATTTGATTAAAAATTTTACCTGCAGTACTTAAATGTGAATTCACTTCTTCTGTGTCTTTTTTAGACATGGTTAAGTGAGTCATATCTTTTAATATAGCATCTTGAGACCACACATGTTTTGATTTTTTCAATGTACTTGCATCAAAATTATAACTTGCTTTCATCGTCTCGAACGAGGTACCTTTGTACTGTGTATGCCATACGATCCCGATCTTGGAAGTTGTGATCTCTTTGGCCATTGTCGTGCCTGCTGGTACTGCATATACGATCGTATTAGGGTGAAAGGTAACATATTGCTGATTTTTAATCTTTTCTCTTTTAACGTCTTCTTTAGAAAACAAGAAATCACCTTGTATAACTCCTTTAATGCCTAGTGAGGGTAAATATTGTAAAGCAAGTTTAAGTTTTGTATTAAGATCACCAGAAGTGTCAGCGTCAATATCAGCGTCACTTTTGTATACTTTAGGAGACTTATTAAAAATCCCCTTCTTTGCCACGAAGAATCTACCATCACGAGGATCAATGCCAGCAAACACAGCAGGAGCTCCATCCCACTTAACACTAATGTTTCCATCGTGAACTCCTCCTAACATATCTCTGAGTGATCTAAGAGCCATTATAGCATCACGAGTTCCTTTTACGCCACCATAGAGAACCTTATCCTCGATGTGTGTCATATGTGTATTCTTTTGTTCGGTTATAAATTCTGTAAAGTTCATTATCTCGTAATCTCCTCCCAATCTAAGGATGCATGACAGGTTGATGAACCAGAACTAGCAGCAACTTCTAAAACTATATTAAAGGGTGTTGGAGGAAATGGATCTCGTTCAAGTTGGAATCTGAAAACTGCTTCTTTCA